TCTGTGGTAAGCGTGCCTGCTGCCACTTCATCTTGCAAATCTAAAAGTGAAACCAATTCGTAAGACTTCATTACGTCCAAGCCATACTTATTCGCCAGATAATTGCTGGCAATATCTTTGCGCATTTTAAGATTTGATGTGTTGACAGCAGTCGGGCTAAATCTTCCATCCTTTACACCGCCAGATTGAGATTCAGCGACCTGACCCATTGCAGCGTTGTAAGCCTCAATGCTTGCACCAATTTGACTAAGATCTGTCACAGCTTGCGCTTGCCTTGCACCAATTGCTGCTTGCTCTGCTGCGATTATTTTGCGGTCAACAACCGTTTGAAGCTGGAAACGGCTTTGGATTTCAGATTGGTTAAATGAGAAATCAAGCTTCTTTTGCACGTTGCTGTTTTGGATATTGCCCAGCACATCTTTACGAATGCGATCCATGCGCTTTTGCCACAGATTTCCGCCTTGAAATATGTTGCCGAGATCGCTGCTTTTGCTAAGATCAAATGTTGCCTCACGGATTGATTCCTCTAGAGCCAGCGCGTTGTTGTTGTACTCAGCGTTGGCAATCATCTTTTGACGTTGCAGAGCATATGCGCCCACCTCAGCAGACAGCGCGCCAACGACTTTGCCTTCTGCTAACGCTGCTTGAATAAACGGCGTGGCGTTCATGCGGCTTGCAAAAGAACGCCCCGGCGCATCATTTCTGGCCTGCGCTCTATTCGTGTAGGTTGGAATTTTCATGGGCCAAAATATCCACTATCTTTTGCACTTCTTGCGCCTGCGCCTATGCCACTAATCAAGCTGGCACGTCCTTCTGCTTTAAGTTGCATTCCGGTGGCCTGACCTGTCATTCTGGTTAGCTCCGCGTTTAGCCGTGCATCTTCTTGCGCGTCAGACAATTGCAAGTTTGTCATTTCGTTGTTGAACACGTTTACGGCTGTATCAAAATCAAACTGGCGGGCGTTTTCGCGCAGCACTTCTAGCGGTGTGCCTTCGCTTAACTCAAAGCCACCATACGCAAAGCCAGCAATTGCAGCGCCCTGCACATCCCTTTCAAACGCTGTGCGAGACCGCTTTGAATCTGTGATAAAGTTGGCGTTGATAATACCGCGCTGACCCTCAAGCAGACCTATATCACGCTCAATTATCTCAGCGTTAAAGTTAGCCGCCGCCTGCGCTTTAACAGCGGCGTTGTCCGCTGCATTCTTCGACGAGATGCCGCCGACAATGTTTGACCCGGCAGAGATTGCCGCCATTGCACCAGATACGCCCATCAGGTAACTCCTAACCGTTTGCTATATATGCTTTCGGTTTCTTTAAAATTTAAACGCTGTAGAAGTTTATCGAACGGCTTGTGGCGCTTGATGTTAATCATCATCACACTGACGCCTGATAAGATTAGCTGTTGCTCTGCAAACTTAATTAGCCGCCAAGCGGTGAATCCCTTGCGATATTCTGGATCAACATAAATCACGTCGTTGTGCGCAAATATGTGATCTTTGTAATGCAGATGCTCAATCGCAATAACGGCAAAGTAACCAACCAGCTTGTCACCCTCGCGGGCCGTGTAGATGTGCAGCCGTCCTTGGTCTTCTAAGTTTTGGTAAGCTTCAAAGTCAGGGTTCAGCTTGATGCTATCTTGGTTTAGCGCGATTTCTTCCCAGTGATTAAAGATCAGCGGCTTTGCTTCCTCATAAGCAGCCGCAAAACTTTCAATATGATAGGTAATCATTTATCAAACGTGTTCATGCGTGGGAATAACGCCAACACCGTCAATGGCAAAACCTGCGATTGCCTGACGAAAATGCGATCATCCTCAGAAAAGCCGCCGTCAAATTCTATGTCTTTATCGCCAGTAAATAATGGAATGCCCTGATCCATAAGCATGCTGCTGTCTCGAAACGGTATGCGGTCTAGCTCACCGGCATCATTGCCCACTTCAATGCCGACAGTTTCGTGCAGCCTGATCGTGATCGCGTGAATACGCTTCGGCTTGCCTTGGCTTGTGCCGTCAACAGATCCGCTTTCAATCCGCATGGTTCGCATGTTTGACGTGTAGGCATAGCCCACCGCTGCGGTTGTTGCGCTGTAGTCTAACCCGATTTTGCCCCCGCTGACGACCTCATCAGGGTGCGTTGCACCATTGGCTAGTATGCTGATCGTTTCGCCTGTCACGTGATACAGCCCTGATAAGCTGGTTGTTGCTGCACCAGAATACGCCAAGCCGCTATCAACGAAGAATGCGCTCGTTGTAACGCTGCCAAAGTCAAACTTCTTTAGCACCTCAACATATCGTTTTGTTACCGCGCCAATCGTGCGCTTCACGATCATATAAAGATCATCATTCCCGGTATCTGTGGGCAGCGGGGCAATGCTCTCAACGACAGCTTGGCTTTCGCTAGTTGCGGCCAGCCGGGTGCTGTCGTTTGTTGTTATGGTTAAATATCCGGTCGCCGCTCTGGATGTTTCAGTGATCGTCACAACGTTTGCTGCCGGGTTGGCAACAGTGAAATCAGCATGGGCATTTATTGCTGTAAATATGTTATCAGCGGTCACGTTGTTTGATGTGTTTGGACGCCAGCCATTTGTCACCGCTGGGGCCGAACCGCCTGCGGCCTCGCTGGTAAACGTAACGCTATCTCCGCCGGTCTTGGTTATTATAATCTTGCTGCCAACAGCTAGGTTTGCATAGTCTGTAACCGTGACTGTGGCCTGACCGAAAACGCCACCGATAACGTGCTTGTGCCAGCCAACAACCTCTTCCTCGCGGCGAAAGGTCATGCCTAAAAGAGTGCCGTCAGAGCGCAAACACCAGACGATGGATTCTGGCTCTTGCTGGTACGCAAACTCAGTGATGCCGCCGACTGTGATATGCTCTGCAAGCACGGTCATATCGGGTGCTTGATAGCCGCCCGAATTAACCTCACCAACGTATTTAAACTCGCGCAGCTTGCGCCCACCCCGCTGGGCAAACAGCGTCACGTCAGCGACTTGCACAGGCTCAACAGACGCAGACCCGTAGTTAGAATACTTCCTGATCAGGGTGGTGGTAGGCGTTATTGGGCCGTCACTGGTGGCCGTTACAACATACTCGCCGCCAGTTGTGCCAACGGTTAAAACGCGGGTGGGTGACAGGTATCTAATCGCGTTTACCTGATTTGACGCAATCGTGTAAATCAGAGCGTCATTATCGCCAGTGCCAACGGTAAAATTTGTGTAATCCGCATTCTTGCTAAACCATAAGGTCTGCGGGTTGTTATTTGTATTGCCAAAGACTAGCCGTTGCTCAAAGAACGTAACTACTGATGGATAGTTGCCTGACGTGTTTAAAGCAGGGCTAGGCGAACCGCCGATAGATGGTGTGGCAAACGCCCAAGCATTATGGTCTGTGCGCGTTAATGTGCGAATAGCATAACTGGGATGCACAAAAAACATCGTGTCGGCAGATTGCACAAAGCGCAGCGCGGCTAAATCATCTTTGTCGTAAGGCGTGGCAAGCTCAAACAGTTCTTCAGCTTTGCCGCCAGATGTGAAAGTTGTGAAACCGCCAGTGTTTATGGCATTTCCAAACAAATCAACCAGCGTAAAGGTGTTGGTGGCTGTGTTGGCAACGCGGTAGTTCCTACCGTTAAGCTCAACCATACCGCCAATGTCATATATGAATATCTCATCGCCGTTGGCAAAGCCGTGGCCGTTTGACGTTATGACGCCGGGGCTGGCTTTCGTTATGGCCGTAATGGTCTTGGCTGCGCCGGTCAGCACTTGCAAATCATTGCGGTACACCCGCATGATTTCATCGCCGAACTCAAGAATATAAGTATCAGACGTTTTGAATTGAAACGGGATTAGCCGCGTTTTATTTGCGCTAGCCTTAACCTCGCCAAGATATTCTGTGCCTGGTCGGCGCTTCACGCCACCTGTGGGCATAACAATCATATTCGTTAGATCAGCCAAGCCCTCGCGGTATTTCTCAAGACCTGCGCGGCCCTCAAGTAACGGGCTGATTTCACCCGCTGAAAAGCTGCTAAAGGCTGGGGCTGATCTAGCCATTAAAAGCGGCTTTCAATAAAATCAGACGCTTCAATTCGTTGCGGTGCGCCTTGGGTACTATCGACAAATCTTGCTGATTGCAGTTTCGTGTCAAAGTCTGCTGCTGTGACTTGCTTCATAGTTGTGCTGCCAGTAATCGCGTAGCAAATTTCAGCGGCCAAGCCATTTGAAAGAACTTCAATTAAGCCGGGATCATATTGTTGCGGGTCAGTAACCCTCGCGACATATTTGATCTTTGCTGTGTCCTCATTTGTTACAAGATTACGGCCCTCGATGACAAACACAGGCGCGCCGGTTGAGGTCATCATGTTATCCTGCGGGTAGCTTTGGGTGCCGTTACTGAACTCAAGCACACGCAAGCAAAATGGATCTGTCGGCAATGGGTATTCATGCTCATAACCGAAAGCTGGCACAGTGCTGGATTGCGCCAGAGCGGCGCGCCTGATCAAGCAAGACCACGGATGTGCCGCAAAAACTGCATCGCGGATCGCACCGTATCGCTGGTTGACCAGCCGTGCGGC